CCACTTTTTTCAACTGAGTTTACTTGTTTCGCCGCTCTCTGTTCTTGCATTCGGTAATCTTGCGGTTACAAATTGCGGCACCAGACACGTCGAGACACACAGGAGCAAGCAATGAGTGGAGTGATTCAGACGACCAGCGAGCAGATCGCTCGCAACATGGAAACGCCAGAGCGGGGCTTCGTCGAATGGCTGCCGCTGATCATGCCGATCGTCACGCAGGCGCTTCAGTGTCTGTTCCACAACGACGACGTCGAGCCGAGCGAGGTGCAATCTCGGGTCGAGAAAATGAACGCGAAGAATCCAAAGCGGCTGCATCGCCGCATGAAACGCAACGCTCTCGCAGTCGCACGCCGCGAGGGCAAGCGGCTCACCGACGCTCAGGCTGATCAGCTCGCGACAGAGGCGATCGACGCTTGTCTGCAGTCGTCGGGCGACATCGTCGAGGCTGCAGGCCGCGAGGCTCAGGCTGCCGATTGGTCCGCGGCGGATCTGGCAGAATGAGCTGGCTCCTCCTCGCTCTCGCATTCCTCCCGATCGACGAGCCGCCGGCGGTATTTCCGGTTCTCCCGCCGGTGGCCGTCGTCGATCAGGTGCCACCCTCGCCGCGACCAGTGGACACGCTGAACGCGAACGAGGTGCTTGTCTTGGCCCTCACGCAGCGGATCGCTCTGGTCGCGGTGCCGGAGGGGCTTGTCGAGATTGAGGAGACACAGCAGGCCCCGGGGGCCTCGACGGTTATTCGTGGCCAGTTTCCCGGCGGTGGCGGGAAGCTGGAGCGGCGGAAATTCGAGGCCCCCTTTTTGTACGAGATCACGGCAAAATCGACAGGCTCTGTCGAGCTGATCGCGGTGCCGATCGGCCTCACTGATCCGACACAGATCCAGCGGCAGCGAATCACGCTCAGCGGTGGGGCTGGACCTACGCCCCTTGGCCCCTCCCCGGTAACTCCGCCACGTCCGGTCGGTCCGGTCTCAACGGAGCTGCGGGTTCTGCTGCTGCTGGATCAGTCGGATTCCGTCGAGGCTCAGGCCGCCGCCTCTGCGGTGCCGGTGCTGCAGTGGCTCGACGCCAACTGCACGCAGGCCGACGGCCGGGCCGAATGGCGACGATGGGATCGGTCCGCGGTTCAGGCCTCGCTCGCGGGGGCTCCGCCGGTCTTTGAAAAGCTTTTTCGTGAAGTGCAGCCGAAGCTGCTCGACGGCCCGCAGGCTTTGATCGCACGCGGGGCCGAGGTGTCAATCGTGGAAATCTCAGACCGCGAGCAGTTGCTCGCGGCGCTCAAGAATGCAAAGGGTCAGTAATGCCAGCTCAGACAAGGTACAAGATTGAAATCGTTCCAGCCGCCGCGGACTGTTGGCACTGGCGGATTAAGTCGGCGAAGAATGGACAGATCATCTGTCATTCCGAGACCTACACCAGCAAAGCCGGAGCCCTCAATACGGTCCGGGCCTTTGTAAAAAACATGACCAGCCAAACGCCGGACAAGCTCCCGATCGAGGTGCTGGACGAGGCAAACTGAGCCGATGCACGATCAGCCCCCTCTTGCTTGTCTGTCTGGTGATCGGCTGCAGCTCTGGTCGCAGTACGCGGCGGAGTTGCGGCTCCCGGGGCTCTCAGCCTCGGCACAGATTCCCGAAGGATACAGCTGGGACGGGGCCTCGATCCCTCGCTGGGCCTGGTCAATTATGGGGCATCCGCTGGAAGGGGATCTGCGACTTCCCTCGCTGATTCATGACTGGCTCTGCGAACACTCTGAGACAGCAGCCGATCGCATGGTCGCGGACGCGGTTTTCTTTCTGCTGCTGAGCCGGGCAGGCCTTCCGCGGTGGCGGCGGATCTGCCTTTGGGCGGCGGTGCGATTCTATGCGATCTTCATCTGGAGACGGCGACGGTGATCATCGACGACACAACTTCCGAGCAGATCTGGGCGGACGCGGCCCGCGGTCTCGATCTCTCGGAGCGACCAAACGAGGGCGGCTATGGATACGCCAGTTTGGCGACTCCGTTCCCGCGATCGCTGCGGATCCTGAGCAAGCAGGAAGTTATCGACCTGGCCAAAGATCAGGAAAAGTACAAGAGCCGCATCAGCGACTTCCTTCGCTGGAAGCAGTGGCCGGTGAAGAATCAGCAGCAGACCAACTACTGTTGGGCGAACGCGACAGTTTACGCGCTCGAGCTGCAGCTGCTGAAGCAGGGCCAGCCCGTCCCCTCGCTCAGTGCGGCCTCCGTAGCAGCCCCGATCAAAGGTTATCGCAATCAAGGCGGCTGGGGTGGCGACGCTCTCAAGTGGCTCCGCACTCGCGGAGCGGTGCCGGTTGAATTCTGGCCGCCCAACGCGATCGATCGCAGATTCGACACGGAAGCAAATCAACTTCGGGCTTCGAAATATCGCTGCACTGACTGGGTCGAGATTCAGCCCCGCAACATGCTGCAGGCTGCGACTGTGATCCTCATGGGGCACCCAATCTCCGCCGGCTTCAACTGGTGGGGACATCAAATCACAATCCTAGACGTGGTGATCAGAGACGGCGAGATCGGCTGGCGAATCGCCAACAGCTGGGGCCCGAGCTGGGGCGACAACGGGATCGGCGAGCTGCACGGGCGCCGGGCGATGTTCGATGATGCGGTTTGTCCAGTGGCAGGGAGTCTGGCATAATGCGAGCGAGCTTGGCGGTGATGGTGCTGGCGGCGGCCCTGACGGTTCACGCCGACGATCTCGACGGCTGGCAGTTCCGCGTGGTTTCGGTCACGCGGGCGGAGCCAGCAAAACAGGAGGCGGCGACGGTGATCAGCGAGCCCGACACAGCAGCGGCAGCCGCACCAGCCGACTCCGGCTTCTATGTGGTCATGTTCAGCGCTCAGTGGTGCGGCCCGTGCCAGGCCTACAAGCGATCGACGCTCCCGCAGCTGCGAGAGATCGCCTCAGTGACTGAGACCGACATGGACCGCGAGCCGGCATACTGGCGGGCTCGGACAGTCCGCGGCCCGGACGGTCGCAATCAGACGCTTCCCGGTGTGTCGTCGATCCCCTCATTCTGGCTGGTTCGGAAGGCGGATCGGTGGCCGGTGGCCCGCTGGACGGGACCGACGGCCCCGGCGACGATCGCGGCGGAGATCCAGAGGCAGAAGCGACTGCAGACGGAGCGGGCTGCGGCCCCAGCTCCGGAAGGCTGATCCGGTGATCGCAGCAGTGGGCCGCCCCAAAAGCACGCTCAGCAACGAGGAGCGATACGAGCGACATAAGCAGGACATGGCGGCACGCAGCCGCCAGAAGTCGGCCTCGGGTCGCGATATTGGCGAGCTGCCGCCGGTGCGAGATCCGGAGCTGCGAGCCAGCTGCGAATCGGATCTCCGGTTGTTTCTGGAGACATGCTTCCCGGCCGCCTTCCGCCTTGGCTGGTGCGACGACCATCTGGTGCTGATCAGCGAGCTGCAGCGAGTCATTGAGCAGGGCGGCTTCCGGGCGATCGGTATGCCCAGGGGGACGGGCAAGTCGACGATTGTAATGCGGGCGATGATTTGGGCGATCTGCCGACGCCTTCACCCTTTCGCCATGATCGCGGCAGCAAACGCAGGCAAAGCCGAGAAGCTCCTCCGCGACATCACGACCGAGGTGTCGCACAATCAGCAGCTCTACGATCTTTGGCCCGAGATCTGCTTTCCGTTCCGGGCCCTCGAAGGTGTGGCTAACAGAGCGAAAGGCCAGCTGTTTCAGGGGCAGAACACAAACATTCAGCAGAGCACGAAGACTGTTGTGTTCGCGACGCTCGCAGGCTATCCCGGGACGGGCGCAATCGTCTCAGCCGCCGGGCTGATGGAGGCGGTCCGCGGCGCTCTGCACACGCTCCCCGATGGCCGCGTTATTCGCCCCTCGATGCTGTTGTGCGACGACTTCCAAACACGCGAATCCGCGATGAGCCCGATTCAATGTCACAGCCGGACTGAGGTCATTCAGAACGATCTCGTCGGCATGGCCGGCCCCGACTCCCCATTCTGTGCGCTGGTTACTTGCACGGTGATTCGAAGCGACGACGCCGCCGATCGGCTGCTCAATCCTGAGCTTCATCCCGACTGGTGCGGGATCCGCCGGCGGTTTGTGCGGCGTATGCCGGACGATGAGGCGATGAGTCTTTGGGGCAATTACGCCGAAATCCGGGCAACCAGTCTCAGGCAACACGGCGACATCAGAGACGCGACGGCATTCTATCGCCGCAATCGTGAGGCGATGGATCGAGGCTCCGAGGTGGCCTGGCCGGCACGCTTTGCGGCGGATCGCGGCGAGATCTCAGCACTGCAGCACGCGATGGAATGGTATTATCGCAGCCGAAGCGGCTTCTTCTCGGAATTGCAGAACGAGCCGCAGAAAGACGAGAACGAGCAGCGGACCTGGCTCAACTCAAACGACATCGCAGAGACTCGCCGGATCAGGCTGCCGCGAGGGGTGGCTCCGGCGGGGTATCATAGACTTGTGGCGATGTGCGACGTTCAACAGACGCTGCTCTACTACACGGTCGCAGCTGCAAAGGACGACGGCTCGCTGCACGTCTTGCGGTACGGCACTTTCCCGGAGCAGGATGAACCGTATTTTACCCTCCGCGAAGCCCGCAAGAAAATACAGTCCCGCTATCCCGGGGCCGGCGAGCTGGCCGCCCTGAGCAGCGGGATCACCGACTTTGCCGACTGGCTTTTTACGACCAGCTGGCGGAACGAAGTCGGCGATCACTTAACGCCGGAGCTGGTGGCCTTCGATGCTCGCTGGAAGACCGACATTGTCAAACAGGCCCTCGCCCGCAGCCCGCACGCGAGGCAGCTGATCGGATATCTGGGGCAGTCCTTCCGGGCGGCAGACAAGCCGATCAGCGAGCGAAAGTATGACCCCGGCTCACGGGTGGGCTTGGGGTGGGTGCTGCAAAAGCGCAAGCAGGCCTCCGACGTGCGGACGCTGATCAGCGACGTCAACTTCTGGAAGACGTCCCTCGCAGACCAGCTGGCGATCCGGATCGGGCATCCCGGAGCGGTCACGCTTTACGACGGGATGCACAGGATGTATTCCGAGCAGCTGGTCGCGGAATATGCAACGCAGACTGAGGGCAGGGGGCGGACCGTGATGGAATGGAAGCTACGGGTTGGTCAGGAGAATCACTGGCTCGACTCGACGGTCGGGTGCCTTGTGTTGGCCTCGGTGCTCGGGTGCAATATCCCCGAGGTTGCCGAAGCCGGGGAGCGAAGGCGAAAGAAAAAGGCCAGACGAAAGACGGAGGTGAGAACGTGAGCACAGGAAAAGCGGGGCGGCCGAGGGACAAGAAGTTACCCGATCGAGATCTTGTGGACGTTCCGGCGAGTCGGTGCCGGGTGTGCAACTCGACGCGGCGGGCTTTCTACGAGCGAGTCGATCTGGTCGAGGGCTCCGGCACTGATCCGCAGGGCAAGCCCTACACGGCTGTCGAGCTGCGGCCGACAAGCTGCTTGGATTGCGGTCAGGCCCGAATCGATCGGACTTGGATTTATTTGCCGGGTGATATCGGTGAGACCGATTAACGCACTCGACGATCTGCCGGTCGCCTTGCAAGATAGGCGGCATGGCAGAAACCACAGCCCAAAAGATCGCTCGCCTTCGCGAGTTGCTGGAAAGCGGAGTAAGCTCCGACTCCCGCGACGGCGCTTCGACTACGTTTGATCTGGAGTCTGTTCGGCGTGAGCTTCTCCGCCTTGAGCAGGCCGCCGGCACGCGCAAACGTCGGCCGCGAGTGATTAACCTGCAGATGGGGAGGCGATGATGAGCACGCTCACGCCGCCGCCGGGACAGGATGCAGTCTATCAGGCCCTTAACCCAGGCAATCGCCGACGCTCCGCCTCGCAGCGGGTGCGGCTTGAAGATCGACTGCTCACGGATCGACGCCGCGAGGCCTTGGCGGCCAACGCTCTCGACGTTCATCGAAACATGGGTCTTTTGGGCTGGGCGATCCGCCGGACGCTCGATTACTGCTGCCTTTGGGACTTCCAGCCCAGAACCGGCGACAAGGGGCTCGACGCGGCGCTTAAGGATCTCATGGCCCGCGACACAGAGCCCGAGCGGGTCGACGTCTTCGGTCGCATGGACTGGGACGACTTCCGCCGGGTGGCCGAGGCCCAAAAGCTGCTGACGGGCGACGCTTTCTTCATCAAGCAGGCCGACTGGACTCTGCAGCTTGTCGAGGGTGCCTGGTGTCAGAATCCTCTCGACGCTCGCCGCGATGGCGGCCAGTGGCTGAACGGGGCAAAGCTCAAGTCGGGCCGCGTGGTCGCGTGGAATTTTAATGAGGAAGATCCTCTCACGGGCTCACGCAGCTCGCGGACGGTCCGGCAGTCGAACGTATGGCAGCACTGCCAATTCGAGGCGCGGCCGAATCAGATCCGCCCTCAGTCGCCGATTGTCGCCGCGTTGAATGAGTTCCGGGACGTCGATGAGACTTTCGACCATATGCGGGCGAAGATTAAGCTCGACCAGCTCTTCGGGATCGCGTTCTCTCGCAAGGAGGACGCTGAGGCCTTTGATGAAGACTCCGACGCCGAAGGTTCGCAGGATCAGGCGGCCCGGGTGGTCGACTTCGGTCAGGGGCCGGCCGTGTTCGATCTCGATGAAGGCGAGTCGGTGAACGCGATCCAGTCGGCGAATCCCGCGACGAACACGCAGGACTTTTTGAAGCTCTGCATACAGCTCGCCGTCAAGGTGCTCGATCTCCCGTACAACTTTTTCGACGAGGCTTACACGAATTTCTTCGGCAGTCGGGCGGCCTGGCTGCTCTTTGAGCGGGCTTGCCATGCTCGACGCAAGACACAGCAGCGGCTGCACAATCGATTCACGTCTTGGAAGCTGCTGCAGTGGTCTCTGCCGGTTGAATTCGGCGGAACGGGCGAGTTGGCCCTCGCAGGCTCTCAATCGATCTCTGATCTCCGCTGGCGGTGGGTTCCTCGCGGTATCGCGTGGTGGCGGCCGCAGGAGGAGCTTGACGTCGCCCTCCGATCGGTGGCGGCTGGGTTGCAGAGCATGCAGGACATCTGCGACGAGCGGGGCTTCGGAGATTATCTCGACAATGTCGCCGAAATCATGCGCGAACGCGAGCAGCTGGCGGCGATGGGATTTGTTCAGACGACGAACGCCGGAGCGATGATCCGGCTGGATCAGCAGGTGACAGCATGACATCACGACTCTGGCAGATCGATCCTCGCTGGCTGCAGGGTTACGCGGCCCGAGCTGCGGCACGCGCAGGGATTCGGGCCGACGGCATGAGCCCGGACAAAATCGACGATTACTTCCATGATATGTGGTCCGAGATGCTCGGCTTTGACACGAGCGCCCCTCTCGACTACACGGAAGACGGGATCGCGATCGTCACGGTCGCCGGCCCGGTGGTGAAGGGCAAGCCCTCGCCGTTTGTGAGCTGCTATGGAGCACTCGAAGACGCTCTCGACGAGCTGCTCGAAGCTCCGCCGCTGGCCGCGGTGATTAAGCTCGACAGTCCCGGCGGCATGGTCGCAGGGCTGGAGTCGGTGTGTCGCAAGGTTAGCCAGCTCGCCGAGCAGACGCTCGTCGTCGCCTCGGTCAATGGCGACTGCCTTTCGGCCGCTTATCGGATCGCGTCCCAGTGTGGCTCGATCTGGGCCTCAGAGGAAAGCAACGTCGGCAGCCTCGGGACATACTGGCAGCTGCTCGACTTCTCGCAGGCATTTCAAAACGACGGAATCCGCTCGGTGCTGCTGACGACTGGCCCGATGAAGGGTGTCGGAGCTGTCGGCGAGTCGATCAGCGAGGAGCAGCAGGCCTTCCTGCAGGGCAAGGTCGACGAGATGAATGGCCGCTTTATGGCAGACATAACGGCAGGCCGCGGGCTCTCTGCTGAGCAGCTGGCGGCGGTGTCCGATGGGCGATGGTGGCTGGCGGCCGAAGCCGTCGGCCTTGGTTTGGTGGATCAGCTCGGAGGCCTCGGCGATGTGCTCGCGGCGATACGGGCAAAATTTCAGGAGCAGTTTCAGATGGCAAAGGAAACCTTGCAGCCGGCGACGGCAACGCAGGAGCCAGCCGCAGCGGTCGAGGTTTCCGCTGTCGGTGTGCAGACACAGCCGCGGCCGGAGGCTCCCGGTCTGGCTCAGTACATGGCCGCTTTCGGCGACGCTGAAGGGGCTCGGATGTTCCTCGCTGGGACATCATGGCAGGAAGCTCAGGCGGCTCAGCTGCAGACGCTGCAGGGATCGCTGCAAGACGCTCAGGCCGAGATCGCTCAGCTGAAGGCTCGGCTCGTCGAGGCCTCGGCGATGGCCCGCGGGGAGACGGCCCCGATCGCTGTGCCGCATGGCGACGCAAAGAAGCAGCGGTCGCTCGCTGATGTGAGTGGATTCCGCAAGCCCTGATTACTCCCGACTCACTTACTTCTGATTCTGTTTTGATCACTCGCTTTGAAAGGTTACTACGATGGCCGACACTTTGACAACTTTGGCGGAGCTGGTGAGGTTCAACAGCCTCGACGTGAATCCCGCCGAAATCACTGACATTCTCAACAAAGCTCCCGTTCTCGCCGCCCTGCACGCGATGCAGTCGTCGAACGGCACCACCCACAAGTTTAACGTCGAGACGACAGCCCCGGTGATCGGCTTCCGAGCGATCAACGCCGGTGCAGATTACACGGCATCGATCAGCACTCAGACGTCGATCGATCTCAAGTATATCGACGCGAAAATCATCGAGGACGTCGCACTCTGCAACGCCTACCGCGGTGGCGCAACGGCATGGATGGCGAATCGCCTCCGCCGCCAGCTGCGGGAAGCTCTGTTTGTGCTGGAAAAGCAGTTTTTCGGCGGCACTGTCGGCGGATCTGCGGACGGCTTCCTCGGGTTGGCGGACTCCGCGAACTACAACGGGGCGAGCGATGCTCTGGTCATTAACGCCGCAGGCACGACGGCCAATACTGGCTCCTCGGTCTGGTTCCTGCGAACGACTCCGGACGACGCTTCGGTCGCCCTGGTTGGTGCCGGTGATGCTCAGCTGAGCAGCCCGAATATCAACTTCACTGTCGGCGACATTTTCCAGACGATTGTCCCGGGCAGCAACTCGAAGTCGATGACCGCTTACGCTCAGGACTGCGGCGGTCACTTGGGAGTTCAGATCGGCAGCAAGTACGCCGTGGCACGAATTGCGAACCTGACGGAAGACAGCGGCAAGGGTCTCACCGACACGCTTCTCGCTCGTGCTCTGGCCCTGTTCCCGGCGAGCGATCAGCCGACTCATATCTGCATGAATCGCCGCTCTCTGCGGCAGCTGCAGGTGAGCCGGACGACTTACAGCCCGACAGGCCAGCCGGCTCCGCGGCCGACTGAGTACGAAGGTATCCCAATCGTTGTGACTGACGCGATCCTCTCGACCGAGGCTCTGCTCACCTGATCTGTTGTGTGTCTGGTCCCGCCGGTGTGCTGCTTACCGCACCACAAGGAGCCGCCGGCGGGGCTCCTCTTCTGCTGTTTATCTTTCTGGTGTCCGCAATGGCCTCTCCAATCTCAGCAGCTTCAGCAGCAGCACAGGCGGCCGCCTTCCGGCTTCGCCGGGAGATTGTCACGTTCACGCGAGGAGCCAATTCCGTCACGGTGCAGGCGGTACGCGGTCAACGCAACTGGGAACGCTCACAGCCCTCTGGCGGTGTGTCGATTGGCGATCGATCGGAAGACTGGATCATTCTCGCGGCTGATCTGGTGATCTCCTCCGCAGTGATCACGCCGCAGCGAGGCGACACGATCACGGCTGGCGGGGCCACGTATCGCGTCATGCCATTTGGCTCTGCTGATCAGCTCTGGCAGTATCACGACAGGGATCGGCTCTATCTCCGCATTCACACGAAGGAGCGGACATAGTGGCCAGCAGAATCAGAACACTCGCCGCCGCAGTGGTCACGGCGATCAACGCCGGCGGACTGCTGCCGGCTGGCATCACGGCCGAGCGGGTCCGATCGGTTACTTATCTCGTGTCCGGCTTCAGTACGGGCACACCGGGCCGCGTGGCCGTGATCTGCCCTGGCACGGAAGACGAGTCGGATCGGTCCGGTGTGGCCGAGACGATCAGGCTCTCGATCGTTCTTGTGGCTCGCTGTGCTGCCGAGGCGGTGGCCAGTTCCGACGCCTTCGAGGATGCTCTCGAAACGCTCTGCGACTCGCTCAGGACATCGGCAACGTACAAGTCGATCAGCCTCGGCGGCTCGATCGCAGCTCAGCGCCGAGATGTTTCCATCGTCACGACTTGCGACGCCCAAGCTCTCGACGAGCAAGAGCTTTTCATCGGTGCAATCGAGGCAAGCTGGTTTGTGTCAGTGGGGGCTCGGGCATGACGTTTGTCACCACGGAATTCGATGTTGAAATGTTGTCGCGATTTTTGGATCGCGACGTCGCCGATGCTTTGGATCCGATTATTCGCAGATTTTACATGCGGGGCGGAGCCAAAATCAGACTGCGGGCAAAGAAGCTGGTCCGCTACGCCCCGCAGAAAAAGATCAGCGATCTCAACAAACACGAGCGATTTGTGTATGAGCAGGCGATGCGGGACTATAAGGCCGGCAAGATCACTAAAAAACCGCGGCGGCCCGATCAGACAGCGATGAAGGGTAATCCGCCCTTTGCTCACAAGCGGCCGCGATCGCTGCTGAAAGACAGGATATTTTTCGCGCTCAATCCAACTCGTGAATACGTCGTCATCGGCCCTGAGCTGGTCGGTCGCAATCGTCGGCACAAGCGAAACGGCGACGTCGACACAATGCAGGATCTCGAAGCCGGCTGGCCGTTCATGGAGCCAGCTTTTCAGGACATTCTTCCCCATCTCCCAAAGTATCTACAGCAAGCGAAAGGATCTTAAGACATGCCAGCAGCAGCAGACGGATCAGTTCTTGGCGACAATTGCCAGCTCCACTTCTCCGCCACCCTCGGCGGTTCCGGAGCCCTTACCGAGGTTCCGATCGTCATCGACGACGCGGTCAACAGTGAGCGGAGGTCCGCGGAAAGCAACTGCCGCGGCGACTCCGAAATCAAGGAGCTGCTCGGCAAGCCGAAGCACGCGATCACGGCGAATCTACTCTTCAAGCGCGGCACTCCCGGGGCGACGTTTGTCACACTGCGGAACGCTTACGTCGCCGGAACGGTGCTGCACTTTGCTCTGACATCCGGAGCGATCGCCGACACAGGTCAGCACGTTTTCCGCATGGAAGGCTCGATTAAGTCTTGGAACGAGACCCGCGGAGACAACGACACGGTAAAGGTCGCAATTGAAATTGTCCCGGTCGCGACCAACAGTTACGCGAGTAACTGGGCTGTGGTCAGCGCTTGATCGGTGGTGTTTGTGTTTTGTCTCATGTCCTCAGAACTGAATGAAGGTGCAACAATGACGGGCCCGTATATTGGACAGGTCGACGAGGTAGCGTTGCAAAATCCCGACGGCTCTCCGGTGTTGAATCCCGAAGGCAAGCCGGTAGTGATTAAGCTGACGGTGGTGGCTTCGACAGCTGGCCCGGCTCCTGAGCCAGCTCCGGCGGGAGGTGTGCAGCAGTGACGAGATTTACTGACACGGCTGGCGTGGTGCGCAGCCTTGCGATAAATCTCCACCACAGACGCACAATCAAACAGGAAACCGGCTGGGATTTGGTCGAGCTGGCTCACAAGCCGGATCGGCTTCAGGCCCTGCTCGAAGCTCTGCAGGCCGACGACGAGCTGCTTTGGCGAATCCTCGCGATATTGACAGGCAGCACGATCGACGAGCTGCTGCAGGCTGCAGACGGGACCGTTCACGAGGAGGCCGCCTCGGCATTTCTGGAGGCTCTTACAAATTTTTTCCCGGCCGCCAGCCCTCTCCGGCGGCCTTTGGAAAATCTCTGGAGAGCCCTTCGGGATCAACGGACGGCAGCGGCGACGACGATCGAGACGACGCTTCTGGCGGCGGTGCGGTCGATCGGTACAGACTCGGAGATCTCTGGATCTACAACGTCGACGAGTGGCTCTGGCGAATATCAGCACTCACCCCAGGCGACTGGTTGAGCTGGTCTCTGCGGGAGCTGCTGAGCCGCTTCGAGGCGGTGCAGTACGATCGCACGCGGCGGGTTTCTGAACTGGTCGCCGCCCTTTACAACGTGCAACGCACACAGCGGTCTGATCCGGTTTACACGTTCCTCGACTTCCATCCGATTCACCAGCGGCCCGCAGTGGCCGGCGGCGGTCGGCAGAAGCTTCAGAGAATCGCGGCGATGATGGCTCCGGGGATGATTTGGGACGAGGCTCAAAGGCCGGAGGGTTTGTAGTGGCAACAGCAAGAGCGATTGAAGCGGCAAAAGCATTTGTTCGGCTGTACATGGACGACAAAGATCTCCGGGCCGGATTGTCTGGTCTCAAGACCACGATCGCCGGAGCTGCCGGCGGTTTGGCGAAAGTCGGGGCTGTAATTGGCGGAGCTGCGATCACTGGCGGGATCGGACTGGTCACGTCCGGCTTCGCGGCGGCGACGGCCTCGGTCTGGCGATTTGTCGACGCCGGGGCCGGCCTCGACGATATCGCCAACAGGACCGGGGCGAGCGCTGAGGGGCTGAGCCAGCTCCGATACGCGGCCGAGCAGTCCGGGGCCGATCTTGGAATGGTCGAGAAGGCGATGAGGAAGCTGGGCGACGTCCAGACACAGGCCGCCGCCGGCAGTAAGTCGGCCGCCGCGGCTTTGGCCTCGGTCGGGCTGAGCGCTGGCCAGCTGGCCGCCATGTCGGTCGAGGATCGATTCCTCGCAGTCGCGGACGGGATCTCACGGATTCAGGATCCGGCCGCGAAGGCCTCGCTCGCGATGGATCTCTTGGGCAAGAGCGGTGCCGATCTGGTGCCGATGATGGAGGAGGGCTCGGCTGGAATCCGCGGGCTCATGGCCGAAGCAAATCAGCTGGGGCTCACAATCAGCGGGCCGCAGGCGAAGGCGGCGGCGGCCTTCGATGATACCTGGGCAAAGCTCACGTCGGCGCTCAGATCCGCCGGCAATGTGATCGCGGTCGCAGTGATCCCATATGTCACGGCCTTTTTGGATCTGGTGGTAAAGGCCCTGCCGGCGATCCTCAATCTGGCTCAGGCGGTAGGCTCGGCTCTGGTGTCTGGCCTACGGAACGCCTTTGACGCGATCCTTTCAGTGATCGATCCCTTCGGCACTCTGCTCGACGCGGCGAGGACCACAATCGGCGGGATCGCAGACGCCCTCACGGCTGGCGACATTGCCGGGGCTGCTCGGATCATGTGGCTAAGTCTCAAGGCCGCTTGGATCACAGGAATCGACGCGATCAGTCGCGAGTGGAGCCTCTGGAAGAAAGCCTTCACGGATACATTTTACAGCGCTGTGACAGCGGTCCGCCGGATATGGGCCGACACACAAAACTATCTGAGCCGCGGGATCGTCGATCTTATGGCCCTGCTCGACTCGTCGATCAACGCCGAGGCGGTGAAGGCTGAAATCGACGTAATGACTCAGCAGCAGAAGCAACAGATCGATCAGCAGGCGGCGACTGATCAGGCGGCACGCGACGCGGCCTTCGAGCAGTCGATCGGGGCCGTGAATGCGGAGCTGGCAGCGGCTCGCGAGGAATGGGCGAAGGCGGTGGCCGACGCTGGCACAGCTGCAGAGCGGGCGGCGAATCAGCCGGATACCGCCGGGATCGCCGCGGGCAAGTTCACGGAGCTGATCAAGGATCTCAAGACCGGCGACATCGCGACGCGAGTCGATAAGGCCGTGCAGTCCGCGGGCCCCGCTCAGGATCTGCGGACGGCGGCCGGCAGTTCGGCGATCACGCGGATCCTCAATCAGGCGGGGCAGGTCACGGCTCAGCAGCAGAAGATCCTGCTTGAACAAAGAGACATTCAGCGGCGGCTTCTGGCGGTAACAGAGCGCGGCAGCATAGCCTTTCAGGTGTGATGAAACATGGCAGCGACAGCACGACTCTACAGGCGGGGAAAGTGGCAGCAGTCCGAGGACGGCTCAGAGACTGTCGTCGACGTGTACGAGGTCTGGACGGACTCGGAAACGGACACGATCACGACAGTGGTCACAGCCGCAGGCATTCCGGCGAAGGGAGCCTCTCATCCCGAGCGATCGTCCGCGATTGTCGTTGAGCGGTCCGCAGATCACGACGACGAAGTTCTCCGGCGGTGGCTGGTGGAGATTCGATACTCCACAGCGATCACAACGCGAGAGGATGACGTCTACAGCTCACAGAGGGTAAAGGGTGGGATGCGATCCTCGGCGATCGAAGTCCCGGCATTTTATGACGCTCGCGGCTATCCTCTGGTCAACAGTGCGGGAGACTTGTATGAGGGCCTAACGCGGCGGATCAGGACGCGGACGGTCAACGTCACCTACAACGCGGCGACGTTTCCCGACTGGCTCTTTGAGCTTTCGGACACAGTGAACGCGGCGGCGGTCACAATTCACGGGCGGACGTATCCCGCGAGAACCTGCGCACTGCGCGACGTCGAGCTGCCGGATGAGCCGGAGCGGGATAAGAGTGGTAATCTCTACTGGCCCGTGACTTATACCATCGAGATCAATCCCCTGGGCTTTTTTGTTCTGCTGCCGAACAAAGGGCCGAACGAACTGATTTACCAGACGCGAGCAAGTTCGGCGGCCGCTTGGGCGGACGCGACCAAAGCGACCTACGACTCAACAGCTTCAGCGAATCGCCGGATTATTAAGCGGCCGATTCAGACTGAGGAGCAGATGAACACGGGCGGCGAGGTGTGGCTCAATTCAGTCGGGCAGGCGGTAAAGGTTCCGACGCTTTCAGCCTCGCAGCTGGGGACGGGATACATCGCGGCTGGTTCGACAACGCTCACGCTTTCAGCAGGCTCCTTCGATTCTGCCAATCATGTCGGGGCTTTGGTGCGAATTTTTGGAGCCGGTCCGAAAGGCCGGCCGCTTGAAGCTCGCATAAAGTCGGTCACGTCCAGTTCGGTCGCAGAGCTTGAGGGTGCAGCTTTCAGCACAGTGACCAGCGGCTCGCCTAAGCCGATCTGGCTAAGCGGCGTGATCGTCAATCAGTTCTTCCTCGAAGACACTGCCGACTGGTCCTCGCTGCCTTTGCCAAACAATCAGCCTTGAGGAATCCCGTGAGCGAGGCACGTCCTTTACTGGTCACAGAGTCACAGGCTCGGCAGATCGGCGATCTGATCCGCGGCGCTGGTGTCACGGCCGGCGGCGAGCTGCAGCCGGCGGCAGCTGCTGCAGGGGCCTCGCTGGTGGTGCAGCTCAAGACCGCGATTCCAGCAGGATCGACAACACAGGTCGACGCTGAGATCTATGATCTGGTCGGCTCGACCTGGACGGGAACAAAGCAGATCGTCAAGGTTCGCAGCGCTACGGGGCTGGCGGTTTCGACAACTGGCCGGCGAATCGCTCGCTGTGTCAGCCGCTTTGGCTGGTGCGTGGTGGAAACATGACGACGCGAAAGCTTGCAGCAACACGGGACCGAGCGGCGGCCCTGCGAGGGCTGCTCGGGCGAATCGCTCAGGCCGGCACTCCGCAGCCGGGGACTGTTCGCCAGCTGCCGACGCTGCTGGTCGAGGCTACGGCCACAATGCCGGCAGAGGCGACGACGCCAGTAAGCTGTAAGATTCTGCAGATCAACGGCTCGGCTATCGAGGACACAAAAAGCCGGATCAATGTGCTGAATATCGGGCCGCGATCAATCGCAAGCGGGACAAAGTTTCACGCGGAGCCATGCGGGAAGCTCGGCTATTGTGTCGCCAGACCAGCGCAGGGGACGCCGGTTGTCCGCCGGCCTCTGTCGCGATACTTGCGATTTAAGCAGCTGCTCGACAACGAGCGAGGCGACGAGAACGCGGCATGGAACTGGGGCACGTTCAGAACGCAGGGAGCGCAGACACGAGCCTACGTCATTAACAACGCGACAGGCTACTACGTCGCCTACGATGCGGCGATCAACAGCGGCTCAGCAACACAGGTCTATAAGATGCAGCCGACTCGGTGGAAGATCGACGGCTTCGGCGACATGTGGCACGGGCTCAGGGCGCGGCAGGAGCAGCCACAGGTCGCCCCGACGTGGGAGTTTCCGCCGCCATACGACGCGGCTCGGCAGTATTGGCTGCAGGGCTTCAGTGATATCTCCGGGCCGATCGCCTTTCCCCTGAGTGACAAGCTGCCGCCGAGCTTTCACTTGAGCGGATATCGATCCGAAGGGATGTTTTTCGGGGGCTTTAATGGAACGACAGCAACATTCAGTCCGTTCGTCGGGACCGATTATTTCTATGAGCAGGCGGCTCCCTTTGCGATTCCGCGGATATTGTGGTCTGGCTCGATCTTTAATCGGGTCTCTCACGGTCGCCTTTGGCTCGATGGTGTGGACGTTACTGGCATCGTCGCAGTCACGGGCCGAGCCTTTGAGGCTTCGACCTACGGCGGGGTCTCGTGGACTTCAGACATCACTGACAACGCGAAGACGGTCGAGGTCGATCTATGGCTCCGGGCAACGATCACGATCGCCAACACGGCAGCGCCGGGCCCGATCGATCAGGTCGGCTGGCTCGACGTTCGGCCGGGTGCGGCGAAGTGTATCATCGGATCTCACGACACCTACGATCTGCCGCCAATACAGCTCACCTTCGACGCCAACGGCCCGAGCGGGGCAACGGTTCTTAACAGTGTTGGGAATCCCGGATGGAACACGTCAAACAACGGCTTTCTGGCGATCACGGAGCCCTCGACGCCCTGGGATAGCTTCGTCTATCTGTACCATGATCGCGAAATTCCCTATATCGTGGTTTATCAACGAGCCGTGGCCCCGTTTCCAGCTCTCGGCTATGCGTTTTATCTGCCGGAGGACACCAGCGACTATCAGCCGCTCAAGCTGCCCTCCGGCGGCTCGATGACTGCGGGCAAGTGGAATCCAGCGGCCGCGACAGTCTTTCGCCGAGTCGCCGGCACAGTGCAGGCCGCGACGGGACAGCCGGCTTTCACCGATATTCACGGGGCCGGATCGCCCACAAGCTGGGATGGACTCTACAATGATTTTCCCTCGACGGTCACAGTGGAGCCTTATTCGCCATGATTGAGCACGCGATAGATTCAGGCTGGTGGAGTCCGACAGACTGGTCGTCAGAGGATCTCTTTTCGTTTACGGTCGATGGGACTGGCGCCGTCGAGCTTCACTGGGCAGTGGCCGAGCCCGCAGCTGCAGCCGCAGGCTCGCCGATCGAGGCCGGGCAATATCAGCTTGTTCCGCCTCTGGCTGGGCTGAAGCTCTGGCTCCGAGTAGTGAGCGGCGCGGCGACGATCTACTACGCCAGCAAAGACGGCCCGCAGTTCCTCACGACGATTGGCGGGCACGCTTACAGCGGGAACGCCGGCGGCGATGAGGGCTGGCAGCAGACAGCACTTCCCTCGATCGGTCACGACGACGCAACGGTCAGGGCTCAGGCGAATCCCTACGAGTACCGGGCCTATATCACGACAGACGACGCCAACTTGAGCAGCACGGAGGATCTGCAGTCCGCGATGCTGGTCCTGAAGCTGGTGCAGTGGATACCAGGTCGGACACTGCGAGTCTACGGCATGAAATACTCGACAGACCAAAGCGGAAACATCACCGATTGGGATTCACTCGACGGCAGGACGCGGACGACAGCCTACGCTGACGCGACGATCTCGACGGGCCCCTTCATGACATTCGATGTTCAGGCGATTATCGAGGAGCTGCAGGCGGTCTCAGGATGGGGCACAACAAGCCCGATTCAGTTCTATCTCAAGGACACTGGCTCAGTCGTGACAGACGTCGACGCTCGGGCGGTGGTTGATCTTGGCAGTGCTGACACGCGGGTTGCAATACTTCTGCTGAGCGGTGAGCCTCTGGCAGGGGCTGGAATCGGAGGCCCGTGAAAATTCCGGACGCAAAATCGGTGAGACCGCAGACGCGGCTGGCGGTTTTCCCGCAGTGGCC